GCAACTGCGGCATCGACCTTGCGCCTTGCAGATGCCTTGGCCACCATCACACCTCGGCTTGATTGTTTTGTGACACAGTTTGCGATGTGTCTTGCAAGACCCTCATTGCCATCGTGAGTGAATGATTGGTTGATGACACCTTCATAGAATTTAGCTGTGGCAGGAACCATTCGCTCTGCTGAGTTGGGGTAAGCCAAAACAGGCAATCCCTCTTCATCGAGAACCATAAATGTTCGGTTCCATCTTGCGGGGTCGAAAACAATTTCCCGCACAGTAATTCTGTTATTTCTTGCAGTAGAGATAATCGCTTGTTCGACTTCTGCGACAGGAACAAACCAACCTTGTTCTGCATTATCAGGCTTCTCCCATAATCCAATGACCGAACAATGTGGTCGCTCTCCACCTAGATACCAAGCGATTAAAGCAGTTGAGTCATTTGAGAAAGAACCATCAAAGGCAAGGACTACATCTTCGCCAGGAATGTGTGGTCTGCCTTCATAGATAAGAGCTTCCCAAGAACCTTGCGGAAGCCAAGCAGTTGTGGTGCTGACAAATGTGTTGCATCTCTTGGTGCGAAATTCTGCTTCAGGTGTTCGCAATACCGCCGACTCAAAATCTTGAATGTCAACAATATCGCCAAGACCAGGATTTGCCTCTGCCCACACTTCAGGTTTTCTGTGGTCGGCATCGGCGGCTGTCGGCTCCCACCAAGCAAAGAAAAATGATGGGTCAACCTTTTCGCCTTTAACTAATTGCTGCCCATATTGGTAGAGCGAGTAGCAGAGCGAGTCTTGACCTTGCGAGTCGCTTTTAACGCCCGCAGTTGTAATACCGAAAAGTAAAGAATCCGCACGAGCGCCACCGGCAAGGGATAGCGTGTTCCATAAATCCCACGATGGTTGCGCGTGGACTTCGTCAAAGATAACAAGCGGTGAAGGGTTGAGTCCTTCTTTTGTGTAAGCCTCGGCAGAGAGGACACGATAAACACTCGCCTTCTCTTTGAACTCTATTGCATCGCGGTAGAGAGTAAACATTGATGAAAGTTCTTCATCTAGTTCAATCATTCGCTTGGCAGTTCCAAAGACGATTCGTGCTTGATCTCTATCTGCTGCGCAAGAATAAATCTCAGAGCCATTGCCACCAAGAGTTAAACCTGCAAGACCCATTGAAGCTGCAAGTGCTGACTTGCCATTCTTGCGAGCCATTCCAACAAGCGCGGTTCTATGACGAAATCGCCCATCTTCACGGCGAGCAAGAGCGTGGCTTAGAAGTTGCTTTTGCCAATCTCTCAAGAGCAGAAGTTTTCCGGCAGGAGAAGCTACGGAATCTTTCGTGACTCGACAGACGGCCTCTGCGAATTTGGCGTAGATAGCGCCATCGCCCAAGTCTTGTTCTGACTGTGGCACTGGCGTTAGCCAACGCGGTGGCCAACTACTTTGCGACATTATGATTTTGCGAAATCAGCTCTTCAAGTTTAGTTCGAGCTTTCACTTCCGCAACCCCCATTTTGCTTCGGTCAACAGGTGTGAGTCCTAGTTGGCAAAGCAGTTTAAAAATCTCTGTTTCTATTGTTGAGAGCATTCCGAATAAAGGGTTGGCATAGGCATAGCCTTTGTCGGTGTAAAGAACGAATTGACTTTTCTTTAATTGCTTGGCGATTTCTTTTTGCCTTGCCATTTTCTCAACCAAGGAGGTGAGCAAGTGTTCATCGGTCACAGCGATCCAAGGTGCGAGCTTGCGCATCTCTGACCATTTTTGCTTTTGGACTTTGCTCAAATGCCTTGGCGGTTCGCCTGATATTTGTGGAAGCATAATTAAATTCTTTTTGTCGGGTAGTTTTCTACCGCTTGGATTACCCAATAAACGCTTAACTTCATTTGGCTTTGGCTGTGGCCCTGGCATTACAAATCAACACTCACTTGAATTAAACCCCCATAGGTTGTATCTTGCTACTCTGTGCAAGAAGGAATACGCGGGGTGCTTTACCCGCTTGTTTCCTAGACTTTTTACCCATACCCGTATATGCCACGGGGGGTTGTTTTAATTTTGTATGTTTTAACCTTTTGATGAATTACATTTGCGACAAAGCACTTGAATATTTCTTAACTCTGACTTGCCACCAAGAGCCAAGGGAATTATGTGATCCGCAGTCAAGTCATAAGGCGAGTGGCACCGCAAACAAAATGGTTGCAATTTGCGGGCGAGCTTTGATAACTGCTGCCACTTGTAATCATAACCGCGCTCTTGTCTTGATGGTCGTTGTGCTTCTCTTTTGCGTTTGCATTCCACACAAAGATAAGAGTTGCGAACAACAGTTCCACATTGTGCGCAGGGTCTAGGAAGTAATCCCATCGTGCTTCACCAAATATTCTATTGCCATCGCTAGGTAGGTGGGGGAGTCAAAGAAGAATCCAAGACCCTTGTTGCAATAAGAACAAATGACACCACGCACTGACATCGTTTCGTGATTGTGGTCAATGATTAGTTTGCCATTAAATTCTTCTGATGATATGCCACAGATGGCACACTTATTGCCTTGCTTCTCTAAGATGTTTTGATAGTTTTGTTGTGCTTCTCGCAAGAACTTTCTATGTAGCTGACGACAAGACTTGCAGATGTTGTGTCGTTTGTTTGTTGCTTTGTTTGTGAAGCGAAAGTCTGTTATAGGCAAATCAATCTGACACTTGCGACAGATGCGCCTGTCATTCCAATTCCTCGTCATCCTCATCCATTCCGAAGCCGGCAAGACGATCCTCGGCTGGAAGAGAGAGATAAGATTGGAGAGTCGCTTGGACTGCTCTGCTCAGTAATGAATCAATAGCATCAAAAGAAAGATTCTGATCTGTTGTCATCTCTGTTTCAACATCGCCAATGCTGATTGTGATGCTCAACATTTGTGTAGTTCCAAACGCATATCAAGCAAATCGTCTATGAACTCGTCAACAATGTCGCGTTGGCGTTGTGTGTATTGAGGAAGGTTTCGTGCCTTGGTCGCGTGACTCAGGGCTTCATCGATTTCGTTGATGGATTGTTCCGAGATAGGGAACTCTGATAACGATAGTGTAGCAGAGAACCTTGACAACATTCTAGGCATTTTCTGCTCTCACTTTCATAAGTGCTTGAAGGTCATAGGTTGACCCTCTTTTCTCAATACTAAACTTTTTTACTAATCGATAAACCTCTCGCTCTGTCATTTGTAGCCAAGCAGAAATGGCTTCTACATCGAGAAAGAATCTGCGATTTGGATTGCTCATTGCTAGTGCCACCAATCTCAAGACCGACCAACTTTGTTTACATCCAAAGCAACTGACATCTTGTGACAACTGTTCAACATCAATGACAACAAAACGATTGCAGTCATCAGTTGGACAAGGAATCCTTCTTGCCTGCTCTTTGAACTTCTTGGCAGCCGCACGACCCCTTGCGTGTAGCTGCCAAACTTCCCCTGCGAAGTCTAACGCCCAAGGTTGCAACAATGTCCAAGAAAGGTGGGCAATGTGAAACTCGCAGGTAGCATCTACCTCAAGGTCTGTGGTCGGCTCACGCTTGACCAGCGCAGGCGGTGTCAACTGCCTATCGCGCCTGATAATCGCCTCCCATCCGTGAAGTATGGCAAGAAGGTCGGTTGCCATAGAAAAATCCAAGGCATTGACATTGATACCGATAGAGCGTTCGGCGCTGACCACGCCACTGCCGGTGCGTGATGGCTCAAGGTAGAAGCCTGCCTCGAACTGTAAGTCAGGCAACTCCTTCAAGACAGAGCGAAGGCGACCGAAACAACTTCGACACTCGCCCTCGACACTCTTCTTACAGATTAGACATTCACTCAAAAGACACACTCCTCACTCATCGCCTTGCCTGTGGATAACTTTGCCCAATAGTCGGGCGGTGTGACTTCAAAGAGTTTGAATGATGAGCAGTAATGCTCTGCCAAGATGACCGAGAACTTGGACTTGCCCCACTTAATTCGGTTGGCACTTCTCTCAACTGCCTCAAAGGACACCTTGGTTTTGTGACACTCAAAGGTCATCAGCTTATTGATCCGTTTAATTATCTCTTCCTCAATGGTGAGAACAGGGGTATCAAGGTTGCGGGCAAATCCTGCCCAAGAGATACCTTGCCAAACCAAGCCTCCGCACCTTCTGCAATTGATGGGTTTAAAATCTTGG